CTTCGTCCAGGGTGATGGCGTCCGGCGCGAACCGGCGGCCGTCACCGGTGGACAGCCCGATCGGCGCGAGCATCGTCTGGAACTTCGTACCCATGGCTTCCTCCTCTGCTCAGGCTACCGGATCGGTCCGGGCCAGGTGTTGACACTTCACAGTCAGGGCTGTAGAGTTCTGGACATGAACAACGCGAGCGACTACCTCACCGGTGACGACATGATCGCCTACCTGATCGACGGCATCGACGGTGCCAGCGAGGGTGCCACCTACGCCATCACCGACACCAGCCACGAGGCCCTGGTTGCTCGCAACCACGAGATCCTTACCACCACCGGCCCCGTTCGCGGCGCCCTGATCGACTCCAACGCCATCTTCGGCAACGACGCCCGCGACATGGAGCGCGCTGGCCTGATCGTGGTCAACCACGCCAGCCGCTTTCTCACCTACGCCCTGACCGACACCGGCGCTGAGCTGGCCGCTTCCTTGCGCGCCTGACATCAGCGCATCTGCCGATTGGACAGGTCGACGATCTCATCTTCCTCGACCAGGAGCATCGTGCACCGGCACTGGATGACCTCCTGGGGAGGACCAGATGGGTCACCCGGGAATGCCAGCTCAACGCCGCCAACCATGAACCTGGAGCCGACCGGGACGCGCTGGCCGTCGGCCACCACGTGCGTGTCCCGGGTTCGCTTGTCATCGGTGGCCAGCCACATGAGCTCGAACTGGACGTCCGGGTCATCCTCGACGATCACCCGGAACGACTCCCAGCGGCCGAAGTTCAGCGCGCCGATCGTCTCGGTGCGGGCGATGACCGTGGCCCGGTTCGACCAGCGCGCCGACCCCGTGGTTGACAGGACACTGTCAACTCGTGCCGACAGCTCCGGGATGCCCTCGCCGAGGTTGATGCCCGCTGAGACCTGGCCGGCCACGAGGTCGTAGACCTCCTCCGGGATCCGGACCAGACGGTTGCGGACCTCGGTGAAGTAGCGGACCACGGCCGGTCGGGTGTCCCAGGTGTAGGCCACGCCGAACAGCTTGCGGAACGCGAGCCCGATGGCCTGCCAGATCTCGCCGGACAGCAACGCGTCCACGGCGTCGCGCCAGGCGGGCTCAACGGCCCACACGGCGTCCAGATCCGGCGGCGCGCCCTCGCGGACCATCCGCCGCTCCAGGGCCACCAGCCACTCGCTCAGGGCCGCCCAGACCCCGGCGCGGATCTGCCGCTCGGTGCTCGCCGCCTCCAGCGCGGCATCGAGCCGATGGGGGAGCCAGGGGTCAATGCCCTTGCCGTTCCAGACGGCCGGGCCGGTCATCGCCTCTCGCCCTTACGCCAACGGCCACCGATCCACCAGCGGGCCACCAGAGCGCACGGTCCGGCATGATCGGCGTCTCGGATACAGAACCAGCCTCGGGGGCCACGCTTGCACGCCGCGTGCACGCTCACCAGGACACGACCAGGTAAGCCACGGCGAGCACGAGAGTGCTCAGCCCGGTGAGCACGGTCAACCGGTCGATGATCATGACGGCCACCCCTCGGCCCGTGCCTCGTAGTCGCTGAGACCGCCACTCAGCGCGGAGCGGTATCGAGCGATAGCGGCCTCCTCCCGCAGAGCACGAACCCTCTCCAGAATCAGACTGGGCGGCGGAGAGATCCAACTGTGCCAGCCCACCAGGGCATCAAACCTCTGGCCGTGACCCCGTTGAGGGATACCGTCGGCCACACACGACTCTGGGAGCGTCATGCGTTCACCAGCCCCCGGCCCCGGTTGGCGATGTTCAGCGCCGCAAAGAGCAGGTCGTCGTGGTGCCGGATGCCCCGGGTCAGCAGCTCATAGACGTAGCCCTGGAGCAACAGGCCCAGATCGTCCCCGTTCACCCCGAGGTCTGAGGCCACCAGCGCGACGTGGTTCCACGCGCCCTCGGTGACCTTGGCCGCCTTCCCCGGCGTGATCGGGCCGACGTGGTGGTGCAGCTCGTGACGGGGCACATCGACCCACCGGCCGCGCCGTTCCTGCGGCGTGGTCAGCCGGCCACCGGCCAGCTCCAGGGCGCGCAGCACCAGCAGCTTGGCACTGGCGTTGAACACGGCCTCGGGGCCGGGCAGGGCCGGCATGCTCGGGGAGGCGAGAGCGATGCGTGCGTCCAGGGCCGCCGTGATGGCGTTCGCCTGGTCCGGCGCGTCCGGGTCCTCCCCACCGTTGGGGGGACCATCCTCGTCGGGGTCCGGGTCGTTGCCGTCCGCGTTCTGGGCTGAGGTCGGTGGCAGGCCGACGCTCTTGATCGGCGGGAGGCCGAGCATCTTCTGGACCTCGGGGTCCAGCGCCATGTCCGGCTGGGCCAGCACCAGTTTGTAGACGATCTGCCTCGCGCGCTCGGCCTCGTCGGGCATCTGGTCCACTGAGAACGCAGCCGCCTTGACCAGCTCCTCGTCCGAGATCAGGCCACGATCGTGGAGACGCTCGGCCTCGTCCAGGCGGTTCGGCTTGGCGGCCAGGGTGGACGTGTCGAACGCGAACGCGTAGCGCTCGGGGTTGGCCACGCCCATCGACTCCAGGGCGCGCCGCAGGAAGCCCCGGGTGAGCGCGTCCGCGATCAGCCCCAGGTAGGACTTGATCCAGCGGATGCCCTCGTCACTGATGAGCCATGCCGTCCAGTGGTTGGCGTCGCTGATGCCGGTCAGCACTTCGGCCGGGATCTCGGCCATCGAGGCCACCCGGTCGATCGCCTTCTCCTTCATCGGTCCGATCTCGGCCGACAGATCGGACCAGAAGTTGAGCGGCTGGATCTTGTCCATGTGCTCAAGGAGGTGGTCCGGGATGGTGGCCATGATCGGCACCATGGCGCGCGCCGTGCTCTGGTCGGCCATGCTCGCCGCCGCCGCGCGCTGGAGGTAGGCCATGAACCCGGGCAGGCCGGCCGGGTCGTCCGGGCCACGGGGGAAGTCCACGCCCTCGGGGACGAACATGATGCCGGCGCCGGTCAGGCGCGAGTCCAGCTCGGCGAACTCGCGCTTGGTCAGCAGCTCGATCTCCCGGAGAGGGACGATCGCACTCCGGGTGAACGAGTCGGCCTGGTCGGTGTCGTTGGGGTGCGGACGCCAGCACCGGATCAGGATGTCCGTTCCGTCGCGCAGCACCAGCTTGGATCCGCCGCGCTGCTGGGGCCGGCGCACCGAGACCTCGTCACCGGTGCGCTTGATCGCGGCGGCGGTCACCACGAACCAGGAGCCCTCGGCCTTCTCGGGGGAGGTGGCCGCGCCCTCGCCCACGATCCAGCACTCCCCGCCCACGGCGAGGTCGATGCCGGCCAGGCGGAGGTTGTCGTCGCGCTGGGCGCCGGTGCCCAGCGGCACGGCGGCCAGCCGCCTGATCTGGTCCTCGGTGACCTCGCCCTGCTCCTCGCCGGTCTCATCCACCTCGGTCACGTAGAGCCGGGCCTGGGAGACGCTGTCACCGACGCGGCCGGACAGCTTGTGCAGTTCGCCCACGATGTCGTAGAGGCGCCAGGCCTCGACCTGCCAGTCCTTGTTGCCGAACTTCCAGGTCTTCCACGAGCTGGACTCATTGAGGTCCACGATTGCGGTCGCGCCGGCCAGGGCGATCCGGTGCTCGACCTCCTGGCTGGACGCGGCCGGGGGGACCGGCGCGCTCTTGCGGCGTAGCAGTGCCACCCGTTACCTCCCGGCGCTTGCGGTCATGCCCGTGACCTGGCTGAAGGCCAGAGCGAGCGCTGGGACCAGCATGACGGGTGAGTCCCCCCAGAGCCAGACCAGGGGAGCGGCGATGAGGCTGACCCACATCCCGGCGCACCAGGGGCACTGGATCAGCGCGGCGAGGAACGAGCCGAGTGTGGCCGGCCGGTCGTCCAGCTTGGCGATGATGGCGTCGCGCACGGGCTCGGTGATCGTGTCGGCCACGATGAGCCCGGTCACGCGCGCCACGGCCAGCGCGTATATCAGGAGCTGGAGCCAGACCGGGATCACCATGGGTGTCATCCTACGGGGCGATGTGACATCTCGGCCGCATCGCCCCATCGCCTCGTTGACAGTGAACGGTCAGGTGTGCCAGTTCCGGCACTCCAACCCCGCGCGAGTCAAGCGCCAGACTTTGGAGTTGTGGCGCCGTCCTGCGTCCAAGGTCGTGTGCCTCTGGAGCGCCATCCCCATCTGCTGGGCCGAGACCGACTCCATCCCTCGCCCTACGGCCCACGAGTTGTACTCACGCACCAGACGATCACTGGTGTGTTCCGCGCCGGGGTCACTGTCCGCCAAGGGGCCGAGCGCCTCGATCAGATGGCCCCACTCGGGGAGGCTCATTCGGCCGCCTCCTGGGCGGCCCGGATGGCGTGCCGAGGGAGGAACCAGCAGCGCCGGCCCGGACGTCCTCCGACCCGACGGGTCGAACTGCGGAACCCCAGCTCGGCCAGGACCATCCCGAACTTCTTACGGCTGACCGCCGCCAAGCCTGCTTCACGCGCCATGCCCTCGTACCAGGCGTAGAGGTCCGATGCCAGATGCCAGCCGGGTTGAGCGTCCATGTCCCGGAGCATCGCCTGGAGGTTCTCTTTGGTCAGATCCGCCACCGCCACCATGCGTGGTCGCAGCGTCGTGTTGTCGCTCTCCATGTGGGAGATGATAGCGGATAGACGCACGTATCTCACGGGGGGAGCCGCA